CCTTTTAACACGAATAACTATGCCACCATTGTCTTGGATGTATTGTATCTCATTTTTGAATCGGACATCGGTAACAACAACATCTTTACCTTTTGCACGATTCAACAATGAAATGACCCAAACATCTTTATGAAATACATCACGGCCAGCTTCTGTGCCCATTAATTGGAGAGCTTCACGGGGAGTAAATTGGCGACCAAATTTTTCACTCCAGTAATTATCAGGTTCTTCACGCCATTTTCTAGAAACTTCGGTGTCACCTTCAAGCAGTTCTCTAGGCCATCCAAACATAACAGAACAAGCATCTTTAAGTGGTTTGGCGAAACTGTCTTTGATAAATCCTTTTTGTTCAAGGATATCACCGACAGTTCCCTTGCCTGATCCAATAAAACCAACCAAACCGATTATCATAACTTGCCAGTATACTGAGCAACAGCAGGCATGTTACCACTAAATGCATATGAACCAATGTGCTGTAGTTTCATCCATGGACATAAATGAATTTTGCCACCCATCTTGCGCCACATTTGACAGAACATATAATCTTCTGACAAGTATCGTTCACTACCACCACCCGTAATTGATTCTTTACTATCAATCACAGTATCAAAGTATGCGTGAATATACCTTGAACCATCAAAATTGGCTTGGCCAACATGATCTGGTTTGTAACGAATGTTTGGATATTCTGCTGCCATTTTCTCAAACACATTTCGTTTGATCAACATATGGCCTGTGCCAATCTCCATAACCTCTAGAGGTTCTGACACCTGAAATGATTGTGTTCCTTTTACCACATTGAACACATACTCACCTACCAATTCTTGAAGAGCACCAGGATCCATATCAGGATGGTTACGGGCTGCATGTGCAACATTACCCCAATTAATTGATTTCTTAGGATATGGTCCGCCAATAATATCTTTATCTAACGCCAATAGTGCTAGAATATCCTTTGGACTAAAATGAATATCAGAATCAATAAACATCATATGGGTGTAATCTGTGCGAAGAAACTCATCAACAAGATAATTTCTTGCTCGTGTGATAAGGGATTCGTTAAAAAGGAATGAAAACTTCACTTCAATTCCGTACTGTGCCATGGTCATTTGCAAATCAAGGCACGATTTCATATACAATCCAAAAGCCATACCACCATACATCGGTGTGGCAATGAAAAGTTTATGTTTTTTCAATTCATCAATATTTACTTGAATTTCCATAGTGTATCCATAAAATAAAAAAAAGGAGAGATACTAATATATATCTCTCCTTGCTCAACAAAACGCCGTTAAATTAGGCGAATGTTGGCTCACCGGCTTGGCGAAGTGCCATGATACCAGCAGCAACGATGCGCTTGGTTGGTGTACCAAGACGATAGAAAGAAACTTTCTCACCTTTGGCATTAATGCGACTGTTCAAATAAATTGCATGACCTTCTTTACGCAATTCGTTGACAGTAGCACTTGGGTTTTGTACACCAAACTTAGCAGCCATTTGATTAGCTGTAAGTGTGTTGTATGTGCTGTCATTTGACAGGTAAGAAAGAACTTTTGATTTTGCAGACATTGTAAAACTCCATAATTAAAATGAATCACTTTTGAAAAAGTTATCTGAAGCGTGATTCAAACCTCAAGATTAGATACTAGTGTAACAGATACTTGTGAATAAGTCAAGCGTTTTACGGCAGACTTACTCACTATTGCCTTAATTAGGTTCTATTTTTTGGCTGAATGTTTCATGGAAAATATCCTCAACTTTAGAATCCAAAAAATCTCGCCATTCTTTTGATCGGCGACTCATCCAAAGACTAGATTTATTTTCTTTCTTAAAATCTTGCCAGTCAAACATTTCATTCACATATCTAATCCACATAGTCATTGGTAGATATGGTGTTTTAATGTTACCAGAATATTTTGTAATATCACTCATAGAAATAACTTTAGGTTTTCTCTCAACAAAAACATAACGGCAAATTGATTGTACAAAACTTTCACCATTTAATTTCTCAAAACAATTAACTCTATCGGAAAAATGATAACATAAAGCACTTAAACCAACAACAGTACGAGCATTAATCTTTTGTTCGTTACAATATTCAGCGATTAGTGATAGACATTGTTTTGTAATAGCTTCACCATAATCACGAATACATCTTTCAATATCACCCCAAGAATCACATGACTTTTCATGTGTCAACAAATCACCAACATTTACACCACAAGAATCAAAAAATTCTACCAACTTAATTGCATTAGAATCTTCACAGAAAAAAGCAGAACGAATCTTGTCTGGTTGTGCTTGACCTGTTCGTTTTGTTGCATCAAAGAAATGTATTTTAGATTCGGAAACAATGTTATCATGTTCATTTTTATTTAATTTTGGAACATCAACTAATACAGGAACTTCAATTTCATTTCCACCAACTATAAATGCCATGGCAGCTCTGTGTTGACCTTGATTTATGAAAACATACCATTCTTTTTCTTTATAATCATATTTTAATGTGCCAATTAAAACACCAGCATAATCATAATTAAATCCAGTTACATTACCATGCTCATCAACTTCATTAACAAACTTGATAGCATTAGTAATTTTAACCAAACGGTTAAATCTGTTGGCTTTATTTTTTTGATTAAAGGTTTTGATGTTTTTTAGTTTAACTAAAAAACCAATTTTTTGACCTGCATGCTTTTTTAAATCAAAATCAAAATCTTCAAATTTCCAAAAGTTAATAGGTGTCACACTTTCAACTGGATATGAACTATAATCTTTTAACATATGACCAACTTGGTCTTTTACAATACTAGATATTGTAACATGTGGGTTTTGCATTTTATTCTTCCTATTTAATGGTTAAATCTTACTGTTTCAAATTAGGTAAGATTGTAAGCTGTTTCAAATTAAGCTTACTATAAGTATATAATAAAAAATAACATATGTCAACCATTTTTTAGGCTAACATACTCACTATTGCCTTAGAACGGAATTTCTTCCGCTACTTTAACTTCTTCGGCAACCGCCGTTTGTGCCAAAATGGACTCGGTATTTGCACCAGCATCAACTTTGGTATACAAATCAAGAAACGACATCTTAGTATCATCATCAAAACGATTCAGGCACAACTCAATGGCTTTCATCCGATTACCGAACACACCATAAGTTTTTGAAATATGCACCAAGCGGCGAGTAGAAATCACTTCATCAACTCCGCCTTCTACGAATGTTTTGCGAATCACATCTGCCCAAGTAACAAGTTTCTCGGCAAATTCATCATCAGCTTTACCAAATGATGTTAATTCTTTCTTGATAATCTTACGCTCAACGGCAACTGGAGGCCAGTCTTGTTCGTAAGTATTAAGAAATCTTTCAAGGAAGGCTTCGTTAAGAACATTGGTAAACATATAACGACCATCTTCTGAACCTTTACCTTTAGTGTTTGCAGTAGCAACAATGGTAAAACCTTCAGCAGGAACCACATTCTCATTCTTCTTTTTCAACAAGAATGGTTTGCCTTCAAGTACACGCTGCAAGCAGGAAAGGTTCTGAGCACCGTAATCAATTTCATCAATGCACAGTACAGCACCTTGACGAGCAGCAACCGTAACCGGGCCGTCACGCCATTCCATTTGACCATTAATCAGAACATAGTTACCGAGCAAATCACTTTCATCGGTTTCAGGTGTCATTGAAACGCAAATAAACTTGCGACCAACTTTGGCACAAGCTTGCTCAACTGACATTGTTTTGCCGTTGCCTGAATGACCAGTAATGAAAACTGGATAAAATTGCTTTGATGCTACGATTTTAAGCAAGTCATCATAGTTACCAAAAGGTACATAATTTTTATATACTTTTGGAACCAGATTTTCCGTTTCAAGGTCAGTAATCACACTAGCAATACGGTTACCGCCGTTTTGTACGGTTTTATTATCGGGCATTTTAATAACCTGTGCTGTCATATCAATTGTAGCTGCGGCAGGCACAGCACTAGAATTAGGTACTCGGTACAAACCACGGCCAACTCGGTTTGATTCATCTTTGGTGAACCACGGCACTCCGTAGATACCAATTGTTGAACAAATTTCTTTAATCTCAGATTTCGTTACTGTATCTTTACCGAGGTTTGTAAGCAAAGCTAAAAACTTTTCACGAACTTCAACTTTGGTGGTACGCATTTAAAACTCCAAATTTCACTAGAACTTCCATTATATAATAAAAAACAACATATGTCAAGGCTCTGTTGTAAAAATACAACAGTTAGGCAGCAATGCCATCAATGAACCGGTTAACCATCACTCGGTTAATTTGTTTCTTTTTGTTCATTTTCATAAACGCATTTTTCAATTTGTTTGCTGTAACAGCACCAGTAACCGTCAATTCATCATCTTCAATATTCATTTCTGAACCACCGGGCATCATAAAGAATGCATCATAGCCGGGATTGAAAGATTCAAGGAATTTTTCACTTTTCAGTTTCTTACTTAAAGTCTGAACAAATTCAGAACGGTAATATCGCCAATGTGTGTGTTGAAAATCTTCGGTACAAATCTGTTTAATAGTACGACCTTTTTTATCGTAATATTTGTTTGCAATAGATTCTGATAATTTACGGCCAGTTTCAGTAACAAAGAAACCAAAAATCTTAGCACCAGTCACAGCACGGAACCAATCAAAAATTGCAACACGCAAACTATCATCAATATTGTAATGACTTTCATTGTAATGAAAATCAAGTTTTATTTGCAATTTGGAATTACGGTCTTTAATGTAAATATTCTCAATACGAGCTTGAAACCGTTTTGCTTCAAATGGTGAACGGTCTGGATCTGTTTTCGGCACTTCACGAGATTTAACAACAAAATCGGTAGTATCAGCATCACCATCATGTACAATTACCAAATTAACCAAATCAAGGTTGTTCACTTTACGGAATTGCTTTGTGATTGGTTCAAGAGCAACCATAGCCTGAACCAAAGGAGTATTACCAAGTGTTTCAGTCGTAGGATGATTTCGGCGACCAATTGCATATGAAGTCTTTAAAGCAATCATATTACGGATGCAAGCATTAAACTCAGCACCACTCATTTTAGAATTCAAGTATTCTCGCAGGAAAACTGGTTGCAAGAACAAATCACCTTCTTCATAAGCAAAACCAGATTGTGGTGTTTGTTCTTTGAAATCAAACTTACGAGCCGTTTGAGAATCACCGAAACCATACACAACAAATGGAATATTCACTTTGCGACAGAACATGGTGAGAACCAAAATCTGTTCAATAGAAGCATCCATATTGTTTCGCATGGAACCAGAACAATCAAGCAACAGAACCAAGCCATGTGATTTGCCTTTTGGCACTCGCATTAGTTTTTTGAAAATGTTATCTTCAACTTTATACTTGTAAAGTTTACCAATATCAATATCACCTGTGTTGGACACTTTGGCTTTTGCATATGAGCGAGCAGCCTTTTTCATTTCAAATTCTTTTGCAAGCAGACCAATGTACCGGTCATTTTTCAATTTGAATTCTTTTACTTTTGTGTTGTAATGAGCAACAACTGATGGCTCATTCTTGAAATAGAAATCATATAAATGCTGATGCACAACTTTAGCAGGTGTAACAATTTTTTCCAAATCTACTTTTGGAATTTTAGTGTAAACAAACGGCCGACATTTTTCATCAACAAGTTCTACTTCTTTGTTACGAAACGCTTCATCTGTGGTGCAAACAGGTTCAAAATTATCATCAACATTTGGCTTTGAATCTTTGACACGGTTTAAATTGGCACCTTGTTGGTCACCAGATTCACCTTCACCGTTTTCACCATCACCATCTTCATCCGATTCTTCATCAGCATCATCAGATTTATCAGAAACTTCAGCATCGCTGTCATCCGTATCTTCATCAGTATCACCATCTTCATCAGAAGGAGAAGTATCGTCAAAATCGTAATCTGAAGGATCCGAATCGCTATCATCAAATTCAAATTCACCGTTTGGATCAGGCAAGAAAAATTGTTGCTGTGTTTCAAATTGCTCATCTTTTGAATAACCGAAAACAACTTCAGTAACACGGAGAACATCGTCCCATGTTTCACAATTTTCTACATCATTCACCATTTTCACTTCTTCATCGGTGAAATTAATATACAATGTGCCACCAGATTTGGTATAAATGTTTAAACGGTCAATGAATGATAATTTGTTAACATCACGGGTTTTAATACCGAAGAAGTCACGGTCTAAAAGGCTTTGGTAACCACGGATGAAAGACTGACGAATGCCAGGATATTTGCGTTTGATTTTCTTTTCAATACGGGCATCTTCTACAACATTCAAGAAGCCTTTGAAATTACGACCACGACCTGAGATAGCATCATGCCATCCTTCAGCCGGTGTATATCGTGCATGGCCAACTTCATGGCCTAGCAACAGGTCATACAAATCGCCTGACATATCATTCCAAATAGGGCAATATAAAATACGATTCGTTGGATCAAACCTAGCCGTTGAGATTTTATCATGCACAATGGTTAGGTTTTCGGTGGCAAGTAATTTTGCCAACTGAGATTTTGTTTCAACAGTAAATGTCATAGTACGCTTTTTCTCATTAGGAACAACCAGTATAACACAATCCTACTTGAATTGCAAGCTTTTTATGTAGTCGGTAAGCTGTTGATTCAATTGAGGATTCTTACAGACTTCACTAAGGATATCTTTAATACCGTGAGTTTGAAAGGCTTCTTGAACATCATGGACACAGGAGAAATAGTGCATTTCCTGTTGTTCCAACAATGTGTGGGAATAATCTTCTGTGGGTGCGAATTGAAGTGTATCGTTCATGTATATCTCCTATCAATGCAACCAGTATAACACAACTGGCCTATATGTCAAGGCAATAAAAAAGAGTGTTGTTTTTAGGCAACACCCTTAGGGAAAGTGGAGCGGGGTTAGGGAATTAAACCGTCTATTTTTCTTGGGAGAAAAACTGTCTCAGACACCCCGCATTTTTTACTTCATATAATTATATATGCTCTTTATCATCAAAATTATGGGCATATATTTTTATCTGCCTACTTGTGATAGATACTTTGCCTTTGTTTCTTCCCATGACATATAGATTAGGTCATCATAAAATAAAGACTCATAGGAAACGGTATCTTTTTTCACTAGTTGTTTGATACGACCTTTAGCGTGTTTGTTCTTCCAAATGTCAACCAATGATTCGTAGCTAGTATCAAATGATTTTACTAAGGCATCTTCTTTGATTTCACCACGGAGAAACTCATAGCTGTTATTATACAAAGGACTAAAGTATATGCCTCGAGCATGGTCTGTACGAATGATATCTTTAGGCACACCAAGTTTAGTGTAAGTGAATGCTAAAGAACGATTCTTATGGTCACGCTTATGTGGTTGACCAGAAGGTTTCTTTGCAACATACCATTCAAAATACTTACGACTATGCTTGGCCTTCAACCATTCACGAATCAAATACCGAGTTTCTCTTCCGGGTTCAAATGAAACAGAACCTGCTGTGAATCCCATCTTCTGCCAATGGTCAAGGTTATCATATTGTGATAAACCATTCAACTTGGTTTTACCATACAATGATGTTGTTGTTACACCAATCAAAGTATCACCGTATTGTTTCTTCCATAAATTCTGCACTTCATCAGATAGGCATAACAAGGCTAGTAGTTTACCACCAACATAATTGTAACCCAATGGTTGGAACGGAACAATAGTAGAACCAATCGCAGTATGGTTAATCATACCACCTTGAGTTTTCAATTCTCTAGGCCAACCAATCACAGTATCACGAGGAGTTAAATCAAGAAAGTCGGATGAAATACAAATAACTCCAAGATACTTACCTGACTTATCATCTTTAACAAAGAAATTAAGATTACGGCCGATATTGGAATTATTCTTCATTGTTGAAATGAAATTACGAGCTGTGTTCCATTTCTCAGGCAACTCTTTACTTCGTTTCATGTCAACTTGGATGTCAGAGCCATCAACGCCTTTGGCGGACATTACACCAGAATCATCTGTATATTCCAAAACAGGCTGAAGATTTAGATAGTCATCATGTGATGTTGGAACCCAAATGTTGTTCTTCACAGAATCAACTATGATTTGCTGCTTTGGGTCAAGAAGTTGGACTTCTTCTCCAAATAAAGTTTGATTCACAACAGTCGGATATTTTTCATGTACTTCACACCACTTCTGGTACAAAGTATATTCTTTTACATCCATTTGTGAAACATAAGCTAAATCACTAATAGTTTTTTCTTTCAATTCACCATCATCTATATCCATGAATGAAGAGGCAGGATTCTCATCTTGCCACTTAATCCATTGGGTTTCAATATCATCAATCATCTAGATAGTCTTTTAATTTTCTTAATAAGTTTTTGTTGTTTCTGTTTGGCCAATTGTAACATAACTGGACCTGCATAAGAGGTAAACTTAATACCATTCATGTGATCTAGTTCGTGTTGGTAACAACGAGCAGTCAACCCTTCCATCTTAACATTGTGTATTTTGCCATTTTCATCATAGTATTCAGCTATGATCCAATCCGACCTTTTTACTTTAAGTGACATACCAGGAAAAGATAAACAACCTTCGGTATCTTTTATCATTTCTTCCGATTGTTCTACAATTTTAGGGTTAATACAAACTAGCTGAAAGTGTTCTGTGCCAATAACAAAAACTCTTTCAAATAATCCACATTGATTTGCTGATAGTCCCATTCCATTGTGAAGCTTCATGGTCATCTTTAATCTTTTTACTGTTTTAATAATATTAGGATTTGGTAAATTTCTAATATCATATTCAGGAATCATTCTTGATAGCATAGGATGATTATCATCATATAAAGTAAGAGGCATTATTTCTTCTTCTTTTACAATATCTTCTTCAGTATTAAATGTTAGAACTGTTGACATTTTTACACCCCTACCCAATCTTCAGCTGAATCTTGTGCATCTTCCAAATCATCAAAGAATTTAGCCTCATTAAAATCATCTTCTGCTCGGTAAAATAAAACCATATAACGATCCCTGTCTTTTTCCGTTTTGTATACTTGTGATGTTTTATTAGCAAAACCATCAAAATATTCACTCAATTTTACAAACTCATTCATCTCATTATCCTTGAAAAATTATTAGCTTTCTCAAAACGAATTACTGACCTAAACTTATCTTGCAGTATATCGCCTTTATGACTAATAACAAACACATTAGTACCTTCCAACATATGTAAAATATTCATTAGATACTCGGTACCATTTGCATCTAATGACGAATCAAACACTTCATCTAAAATCAAAAGATTGGTGTTTGCAGAATTCTTCAGTTTAGCTACTGCACGCCAACTAAACAACAATGCCAAATCAATCTTCTGTTTCTCACCTTCACTAAAACTGGCATAGGTAAATTCATCACGATGCCTAGATTTAATTGTTTCTTTAAACGATTCATCAAGGTTAAAATTAACAAAGAAATCAAATGATGCTAGATACTTGTTTACCAGTTTGTTGATGATTGGCAGGTACTGTTTGATAATCTTGGTTTTAATACCCGTATCATTTAATAATCCTGCGGCTATATCGTAGTAAACCTTTTCATCAATCAGCTCTTTTAATTCTGTTTTAAGTGTATTAAGATTATCTTCCAATACTTTCAATTCACCAGATGAATCTTCCGTGTTAGCTTTGGAAGATTTCAATTCATCAATCTGTTTTTCAATCTTCTTAATATACTTATTAGTCTCTGTAATGGAAGTATTGTTTGTTGCAATTTTAATTTGAAGTGCTTGTATTTTCTTTTGTACTTCAGAAATAGCATTAAGTTTAGCTTGTTCTTCTAGAAGTTTTTCTTCTAGTTTACTTAGACCATGGGTACACTCACCAACCTTTACGGATAGTGAATGTAATTCCTCTTCCTTAAACCCCAAGGCAATGGTCTGCCGGCACGTTGGACAATTATCATTGCCTTGAAAGAAATTGATATCTCTTTGAAATTTGGATAAGTTGCTTTCAATCTGAGATTCAAGTTTCGTAAGCTTCTTGACTTTAGATTCTGTCTCAGTTTTAGATGCAATCGCCAATTGGTGCCGCTCGACTTCGGTCGTATAGGACTCAATCTCTCCTGATAGGGTGGATATAACAATATTACTGCTGTTGATATCGTTGCCGTATTCAGCAATCTTCTCATCATTGTTTTGTTTAAGTTCATCAATATGTTTCTTCTGTAGTTCGTATTTCTGTTCACTCAATTGAATTTCATATTTCTTAGAGGAGGTTAAGTCTTTATTGTTCTGAACCTTATCTTTTAAAACAGAATTCATTGCTGAAAAGATTTGAATGTCCAATAAATCTTCAATAATTTCTCTACGATCACCAGGCTTCAATTGCATGAATGGTGTGAATGATGCTGAACCAAGAATAACAATCTGTGTGAATGACTTATAGTTTAACTTCAAAATAAACTTTTCAAGGTATTCTTGGTAATCACGGACTGCGGCTTCTTGATTAATCATTACACCATCACACCAGATTTCAAACACATTTGGTTTGATACCACGAACAATCTTATATGATTTATTACCTGTATCAAACTCAACTTCAACGATACAATCTTTACCATTAATGCTGTTCAACAATTGTGGTTTGTTCACTGAACGGAATGGTTTACCAAACAAGGCAAAACACAACGCATCAAGCATCGTAGATTTACCTGCACCATTTGAACCGATGATTAATGTGTTTGGAGACTTATCAAATTGTAATTCGGTGAAATAGTTACCGGTACTTAAAAAGTTTTTATATTTAATCTTACGAAATATAATCATTCTGTTTCAGTATTCAAAGCTTCAATATAAAGTTCTTTCATTAATGATTTCAATTTAATGTTGCTCGCATTTATTGATATATTATCAATATGTTTGTTTAAAATTGTAATGGTATCTTCAGCTTGATTTATTAAATCTTGATCATTCTCAATAATAGTTTCTGTAAAATCTTCAACAATAGCTAAATTACTAACGCCACATTTATAAAGATTATCAATCACACTATCAAATAGATACGGGTTTTGTTTATTTAAAACCACAACCTTAACATAGGAATCTTTGTATGTTGAGTAATCATGTTTTTTCCAAAATTCAAAATCGGTGTTAGAATCATCATAGGTAATCTTATGAAATATTCTATTCGGATTTAATACAAACTCCAATTCCCTTGTTTGTGTGTCAAAAATATGAAATCCTCTTTCATCATTATAATCTGCCCATGTCATTTCACCTGGCGTTCCTACATAAGTAATTTGCCCATCAGTTGATTTGTGATGAAAATGGCCACTCAATACAACATCATATCTCTTTAATATGTTTTTGTCAAGCCCTTCGTGACAAACATTACCACGATCCATTTCAAAACCAGCTATCTCAAAATGCCCAAAACAAATTTGTGACTTAGAATTTTTAATGAATTCAATTATTCCTTCTTCATTATCGGAACATATCCAAGGGATAACATCAACGTCAACACCATCAAATACCATTTTAATTGGTTCATCAATCACGGTAATGTTATCATAATCATTTAATAACATCTGAGAAGAATTGACACTCAATATATTTTTAAAATAGATATCATGGTTACCAATGATAGTATAGAATTGTATGTTATGTTTTTTTAGTTTATCAAAAAAATATTCTCTAGCTAGATAGAGTGTGTTAAAATTAATAAACTTCCTACGATCAAACAGATCACCCATCTGAAGCACGGTCGTTATATTATTTTCAATTAGATATGGAAAAAATGTTTCTTCATAAAATTTCTTATAATGATTGTGAAATTCTAATGAGTCTCCACGCATTCCAAAATGTGTGTCACCTAAGATACAAATTTTCATTTTTCATCATCTTCGTCAATTTCTTCTTCAACAAAAAGTTCAAGGCCTTTTGCCTTAACTTTCTTTTTTGCATCTTTTGTTTTTTCATATGTTTCAATAAACTCAGCAATGTTATCATACATTTGAAATTGTTGCATTTTGCCATGTTCATCTTCATACATCTCACCTTCATTAAG